TTGGGATGGATGGTAAAGTGTGTGATAAGATGTACAATTTAAACGCATTTTAAAAACCGCCCCGAAGGGCGGTAGAAGAAAGAAGGAATGCGATTGTCTATAATATAATTATACTATATTTCTTTATTTTGTGCTTGACAAGTGTAACACTTTATGTTAGAATAATGTAATAAAGAACAACACAATACAGGAGGAATGAAAATGAAAATTTTAACAAAGATCGGATGGTTTATAGCAGATGAGGACGTTTTAGGATGGTTGAGTATTTTTCTGGAGGATGCGGCGAGATACAATGAAAACGAGGAGCTTTTTGAGGTAGCTAAGTTAGCGCGTTCGGTATCAGATTCCATGCATGAAGCGATAGAGGAGGGTAATCATGACAATTAAAACGGAGTTTGGAAATATCACTGCAAAGAAGGATACACTAAGAATGCTCGCTATTTTCATGGATAGAGCGGCGTGCTATTATGATGGAGAAGATTGTGTCGAGTTGAGAAAGATAGCCCGCGATTCATCGTCGAAGATTCTTAGAGCGATAAATGAGTATTGCAATAATCATTAACATCGTATAAAGATGATTTTGCAATGAATTAAGGAAATAGTTACTATAATATAAAGGATGGATTGAGAATGGAGCGAAAAAATTGGCTGGTTATCGTAAATGAGGAGTGCTCAATTTATGGTGGCGATACTATGGCGTGCGAGAACAAGAATCAAGCGGTTAATATCGCGTCATTTGTAGCACGCATTTTATACAACATGGGGCAGCGCGAGAAACATGTTTTTGTAGTGAATAGAATGAAAAAAGATATTGTTCCAAGTTTTGTTAATAAAGAGGATTTAGAATATAATGTTATGTATCACTATTCCGTGCTGTATTACGCGGATTTAGGATTAAAAATGCTAATGCTATATGAAGGCTTTGCAGCGAATCAGAAAAAAATAGCATCTCAGTGGGTGGGCGAGGAAGGAAAATAATATGAAAAAATATGGAGTATATAGTGCATACAGCGGAACTAAAATGGGGGCATTGCTAATACGGGAATATAGCGAATTAAAAGACGCAGTTAAAGAAGCATATAGACTAAGTAGATGCAGATATCATTATAGAGCACAACGGGCGGATACATTTATTGTGGCAAGTAATACTGGCATTACTTTAAATTTAACAGTAGGAAAAGAGTATGTTAGGTATTTTGTGGAGCGTTATATAATATTCGACGATACGGTTGGATTTTTAGAAATATATGGAGGACAGACAGGAGTTAAACGTACATTTATGGTAAAGGCGGGTATAATATGAAGAAATATATGATATTAGCAAAGAATGATTACAACGAAGAAATTTTTTATACAGATATTAAAGCAGAAGCAAAAAGTGCGTTTGACAGAATGATGGACAAATATTTATTTGTAAAGGCATTTTGCTATAATAAAAAGGATGAAATATATCAGGACATAACAGAAAACAATACACAATCTGTGTATAGAGTTCAGACGTATACCGATATAAAATCGTTTGAAATAACCGGTTGTTTAGAATTTAAATTATTAAATGAAGAAAACCACGAATTTACAAATAAGTCAGATGCGTTATATTGTGTTGTTCAGTCAATGAAAAGCGGGCGTAAGTGTAGATTATACAAGAATGGGAGGAGGGATTGGAGTGTATAATAGTGAGTTGATGATAATGATATTATTTTTTGGTGTTGTTTTGTGGGCGTGGTTTACAAAATAATTGCTTGTGCGGGCAAGAAAGGATTATTATGAAACTGTATAGTCAAGAACAAGGTGTGGCAGATGAGCTATTATTATATGAGGGTGATAGTATTGATGCCGCTATGTCAGTGGTAGTACGTCGTATTATAGCGTTGTACTACCAAAATGTAGCTAAGAGTGTTTATTTTACAATAAAAGATGAACGCGGATTTGTAATATTTGATTCGCACTATGATAAAACAGGAATTGTAAATCCAGAATGGGAGTAGTTATGAAGTATGAAGATATACAAATTGCGCGAGAGAGGCTATATGCTAAAGGTTATCGTTTACATCACAGAGCAACTGCAAGAAAATATCAATATGATATACACGGGGCATATTTGCGCATGGAATACTCTGGCAGATATGGTACTGGGAAAAAATTAATATATTCACCGGGTATTGATGCTAAATATCTGTCAGTTGAATACTGGGTGAGAGAGGAGAAACAGGATTGATTAGAGATGACAAGCGTAGAATAGCAATTTCATTAGATAATGCAACAATTGCATTGTTAGAGTATAACGCAGAGTCAATGGGAATCACAAAATCTGAATTAATAACACGCTATTTACACATGATCGGAAAAGCCGGAGAAAAAAAAGAGTTGTTGTTTATTAAACATTTTTCTAAAGGGGTGAAAAAATAATGGACTGGGATAATATAAATCGCATGTCATTGATTGAACTGGAAAAGGAAGCGTCAGAACTGTATAGAATAGCAAATTACAGAATAGCGCGGCTAGGAAAACATAGAAGTGAATCTGAAGCATACAAAAGGTTGACTGCGTATATAGGAAGCCCGTATTTGCACGAGGGCGACTATTTACAATTTAAAATACCCGAGACTAGCGACGCGTTACAAAAAGCAAACCAGTTAAGACAATCAATAGCAGTAGTAGAAAAATTTATTGCTGCAAAAACATCGACTGCTAGGGGAATTGAGAAGATAAAACGAAACAGGCGAAAATGGATTAGACAAAATTTTGATGGTTTCAGTAAAAATAAAGACGCGGATGATTTTTTAAAGTTTCTCGGATCAGATGAAATAAAAGAGCAAAAGAAAACATACGATAGCAATATTGTAGTACAAGCATTAGCGATTGCTGATAAAAACCAGCCGTCGAAAAAATTGAAAGAAATATATAATAACTTTAAAAAATCGAAAAAGTCATGGGGCGGCTTTCTAATTGAGCAAGAACAAGAGTATAAAAAGAAAAAGGGGATTAAATTTTAAATGCTTGTCAATCGCCCGGAATCAGTTCCGATAGAACGTTTATCTAAAATTGAATATTTTGAAAACGATATCCCGGAATTAGAAGCAGCATTCCGGGAAATTGTTTCACATGAAACATATGCGAGAAAAAACAAGCGTTCCATTTGCGCAGATTTTGCGACATTGGACACAGAAACAACGTCAGTAGCACGACAAACATTGTGGAATAACACGGATACTGATATAGGTTTTATCTATCTTGTGCAATTACACATTGCGGGGAAAAATTTTATTTTCCGAACAATATATGATTTTAAGGACGCGATTGAGCGAGTAGCGATACCGCTGTTGAATGAACCTAAATCATGTATTGTAATATATATTCACAATTTATCGTTTGAATTTCAATTTTTGAAAAGTGTCATTTCAATGGAGAATGTTTTTGCGCTAAAAAACCGGAGAATTGCGAAAGCATTGGCATATGACGGGGCAATAGAATTTAGATGCAGTTATCTATTGTCAAATATGTCATTGGAGAAATTCACAGAAAATTATAACGACGAAAAATATCGTAAAGATAAAGAATTGATTGACTATGAAATTAAGCGCTACCCGTGGACGTCATTAACGGATGAAATATTATATTATTCATTAATGGATGTTATCACATTGTACCACGCGGTCGCGTCAATCATGGATCGTGAGTGTGATACACTACGCACAATTCCGATGACAAACACCGGTTATGTCCGACGCGCGTGTAGAAACGCTTGCATTGGTGAATATCAGAATACACGTAAAAAGAGCGTACGCATTGAAATGAATCAGCGGTTCGGGGCATATAAAAAGTTGTTTCATAAGTGTGAGCTATCATTGGATCAATACAATATGTGTGTAAAGGCATTCCGTGGTGGCAACACACATGCGTCACGGTTTTACGCAGATCAAATATTGAATAACGTAGGTAGCTATGATTTTGCGAGTTCATACCCGGCGGTTGTAATATGCTCAGATCAATTTCCGATCGGAAAATTTGATGAATGCACAAACGATGTTCAGACGATGGAAAATCTAATTGCGTTTTCAGAAAAATTTTTTACAATTATAGAGGTTGTGTTCGAAACGCTAGAGTTGCGCGATCCATACAACTGTTCAGTTCCATACATTCCGGTTGCAAAAGTAGAACGTATAAGTGAAAATGACTATGATTTTATTTCAAATGTTTCACGTGAAACACTAGATATTATAAATGATAACGGGCGTATAATTAGAATGAATAAGCCATGTAAATTTACGTTTTTAGGCGTTGAACTGCAAATTATTTTAAAACAGTATACAGGAATCATGCATGTAACAAAATGCTATTATACGGAAAAAGGATATTTGCCGGACGAACTGCGTAAAACATGCTATGAATGGTACGAGAAAAAAACGTCATTAAAGCATGTAGCGGGAATGGAATATGAATACATGAAGTCGAAAAATAGAGTAAATTCTGTATATGGAATGATGGTAGAGCAAATAATCAAGGAAGTGATAGAGTATGATAACACCGACAAATTATTGCATTCACGTCAACCAACAGAAGATGAAGCAAAAGAACAGTTAAAGAACTATTACACACCGATGCAACGTAAATTTCTGGCGTATCAATGGGGTATTACCGTGACAGCTGTTGCCCGTGTGCGATTACAAGAGATGATAGACATGTGCGGCAATGATTTTGTATATTGTGATACAGACTCATGTAAAATGCTAAACCCCGAAAAATATTTAGGTGCATTCGATGAATATAACAAGAAATGGGTTGAATATGCGGATAAATGCGGGTGTAATTATTTTGCATTCACAAAAGATGGCGAAAAGCAGATATTAGGCGTTGCGGATTATGAGGGAAAGTACGACAAATTTAAAACGCTTGGCGCTAAAAAATACGCAGTTGAACAAAACGGAGAGCTGGAAATAACAATAGCTGGCGTGCCGAAGAAAGCAGGGGCGCAGCTATTAGGAGATTTAAACAATTTTAAAATTGGCTATAAATTCGAAGTAAAAGACAGCGATTCAGTTAAAATGCGGCAAGACTGGAAAAAAACATTGACATATAATGATGATTTTAACGAATTATTTTTTGTAGACGGGAACGAATTGCATATACAATCCAATGTGGCAATTTTGCGGACAACATACGAGCTGAGCATAACAGATGAATATCAAGAATTGATTAATAATTTAAACACTATATACACGCAGGATGACATTTAAAAAAGGGCGTATATGATTCCGCATCACCGGCACACATTCAGCACAAATTAATGCGCGATATCTGAACATGTGTAACATATACTACCCACTATTATATTATCATTATTTTGCGAAAAAAGCTTGACAAATGTAACACCATATGGTATTATATCATTATAACAAATAAATAGCACTCAAAAAACAAAAAATAAGAAAGGGAGAACAAACACATGAGCGCAAGAGTAGTTGAAACCACATTTAAGGCACGCGAAACACTGAGAATTACAACGGCAACTAACATCACACCACTGAAAGACATTCCTGACGGAAAAGAGTTCACATACTATGGTCACGTGGTACAGGAAATTGTCAATGAAACAACTGGGGAAACGTTCAATTCCGTAACAGTAAAAGTCGGAGAGGACGAGTACATCGCTACCCGGTCAGAATTTTTCTTGCGAGCATTGCAGGAAATCATTGAAACAATTAACTCATTTGCAGATGACGAAGATGCAGACGAGCCGATCATTATCAAGATTCAGCATTTAAAATCAAAGAAGGGAAACAGCTTTGCAACTTGTAGCTTAGCTTAAAAAGGTGAAAGAAATGAAGATTACAAGAACAGTAGTTACAAACATCTACACAGCACATTATGCAGACGGTATCGTAGAAGAAATCCGAGGTAGATATTCATATGCAGGGGCAAAATCAATTTTGCAGGATATGCACCCGGAAGCAGCAATCACTACAGTAGAGATTTCTCAGGAATCTGTAAAATATGCAATGGAACTTGAAGATTTCATTAAGAATGCTTCGGTAGTGGATTAGAAATGATCGTTATAAAAACGAGTGAAACAAATATCTATACAGCGTATTATAAAGATAAAGTTATAAAAGAAATCCGCGGTGTTTTTTCATATGAAGAAGCAATGCAGATTATGCATGATATGCACCCGGAAGCGGAGATTTTGCAGCTGGAAAGCACGCATGAATCCGTACAATATATTGAATGCCGTATGAAGTAACAAATTAATCTCTGATTCGTCTTATACAATATATAGTAACGGGGCAGTCCTCAGCCCCGTTATTTTTATGCCTTCCCGTATATAAATGCAAGCCCGGCTGTCTGCGATTTTCGGCAATCAAACCATAATTGACCTCCATGTAAAACCTCGCGTAGTCTATCTTTTAGCGTGTGTTTTCGGAAAAAAGATGCATTAGCGCAAATATCGTTTTCTGTTGCGGCAAATTTTATTTTTTTCGACGGGTCAATTTTAGTTGAAATGTAATATATATTATATTCCTCAATATATCGAATGGCATAATCTACGCTATTAAAATGAATCGTTGCAATATATAAGCCGCGATTCGGTATATTTTTATCTATAAACTGTGAATCTTTTATTAGATATTCTTTTGCCTTTGACATAGATGTATACGATTCCGATGCGAACGCTCTATGAAATGCGCTTTTTTCGTGGGCTTCACTTGCCGCCGCGTTAAATCCCTGTTCTAAAACCCATCCATCGCCGCGCATATAATTGCAATCTGGAGTCAAGCGTTGTGTGATTCCCAAGGATTCATAATATGGATTGTATATATCAATTAGATTTCCTATTAAATATAACGGAAGATATTTTGCTTGTTCTCCATTTCCACGTGCCAAGGAATCATGTATTGACATTAACAGTGAAATTTCATTTTTCAAATATGTTCCCTTTTCAGATTGGAACTCATCGAATATAATTTTCGTCGCATCGGACATTAAGTGTGAACATCGTTTTATCTGTTCAGCTGCGGACAGTGATATTACATAGCCGCAACAGGTTCCGCAAAACGTATCGCCAGAATCATCTATATCAACAGTTTCCCCAATCAGTAATCTATAGCACACGTTTTTAACCAGTGTCTCTTGAACCATTGATAGCCCCCGAAAAAATATTGTGCCTATTTCTTTGAAAAAGCTCTCAGATGCACTTTCTGTCTCATACTTGTTACGATATAGTAGTACAAACTTATTCCCGTTTGCAATAAAATCATGCACAGCAAAACCGTTGAAAAATGTAGTTTTTCCGGCGGTTCGGTTGGACGTGGAAATATAAATTTCTGGACGTGCTGACTGTAAATCAAGCATATTTAGTAGCCTGTCCCCATTATAATAGGGGGGTACAGTTTTAAAATTATCATATTGTTCAAACATAATGTAACACTTCCCTTTCATATACTATTAATTATATTATAATAGATATGGAAATAAAAAATAAGAGAGGTGTTACAGTGGATATTTCAACAGTTTCGCAGTTGATTGGATCACTCGGTTTTCCAATTGCAGCTTGCTGTGCAATGGGATGGTATTGTATTCGATCGCAGAATCAGATTAAAGAGATTAACGAACAGCACCGAGAAGAAGTAAAAGAAATTAATGAAAAACACTCAACGGACATTCAGAAAATGACAGAAGCAGTAAACAATAATACAGTTGCATTACAGAAGTTGTGTGATCGTTTGAGGAGTGACGCAGATGAATAATGATTTTTCACGTGAAACAATTACCGTAGTTGAAATGCCTGAGCTGCTTTCAGTCGCGCTGCTAGTAATAGGGGGAAAATATGGAAATGGGCAGGAACGCGTTGACGCATTAACCGCGGAAGGATATGACTATAACCGCGTACAAAAATACGTAAACGAACTATTGAAGGTGATTAAAAAAAATGGCTGATTTTGTATACAAAATAGGCGGATCTGGCACCGGAATCAGTGAAGCAGATCAACGTCAAAATGTGTCAGCAATACAAGCAGTTCTAACCGGTTATGGCTGGAATTTAACAGCGATTGCTGGAGCGATTGGCTGTTTTGTAGAAGAATCCGGGCTGAATCCCGGAATTTATGAAACATCGCATGGCGGTGATCTGAGCAACTTGCCGTTTTTTCCCGGTGGTATGGGTTTAGCACAGTGGACAGATTACCCCGCATATACTGCTACATACCCAAATCCGCTTCCTTGGTCGGCTAACAAAGAAAAGAAAAATTGGTGGGATGGTAATTTTCAATGCTGGCTATTAACAAAGGCAGATGACGCAGCATATACATCAATGGGCTATGGGCAGGGTCCCCGGTGGGGCTGGCAGACAAGTAGTAGCTACCCGTCAATATCATTTTCTGAATATCAGAAATTGAACGGAAACACAGGCGCTGACATCGACAAAGCAACTGAATTTTGGTTCTACGACATGGAGTGGCACTACAGTCAGCAAGGCGAACTATATCTGCCTCAGCGGAAGGCTGCCGCTAGAAAATGGTATGAATACATGTCAGGGCATCCGGTTCCACCGGAACCACCGACCGGGGGCAGACGAAAAATGCCGTTGTGGTTTTATATGAAAAAAATGTGAGGTGATAAAGTGGCTATTCGAACGTCGGAAGAATTTTTAGCGATGATTAAACAGCGAGTCGGGGACAGTACATCGGACGAAGATATTTCATTCATTGAGGATGCGTCAGACACTATAAACAGTATGTCGCAGCACGAAACAGAAATTGAAAAGCTAAGAGCGGAAAACGAGGATTTAAGGAAAAAATATCGTGATCGTTTTTTTGATCCGAAACCAGATGAGCCGGAACCGAATGAACCGGAGCCGGAAAAATTAACATTTGAATCGCTGTTCTCAGAGGAGGTAAAATAAATGGCTTACAGAGTTGCGCAGTCGACGCTAAATGCGTCTACAATTGATATTTTAAATGTGATACGTCAGAATGCATCATATGATTATCAGCAAAATGTGCCGGTAGTAGCACAGGCGTCTGATATCCCGCACGTAGGGGAAGTAATTTACGGAACACCAGCATTTGCGAATCAGTTCATTAATGCGCTGGTTAATCGTATTGCGCTTGTTCGCGCAAGATCAGCGACATTTAACAATCCGTACGCGCGGTTGAAAAAAGGATATTTAGAGTTCGGAGAAACAGTAGAGGAAATTTTTGTTCAGATTGCAAAGGTTGTAAAGTTCGATCCAGAAAAAGCAGCTGCAAGAGAATTTAAGCGCACGTTACCAGACGTTAGATCCGCGTTTCACACAATGAATTGGCGCGTGATGTATCCGGTAACAATTCAGGATGATGATTTAAAGCGGGCGTTTCTGTCAATGGCAGGCGTTCAGGATTTAATTGCTAAGATCGTAGATTCTATTTATAAGGCAGCTGAGTATGACGAGTTTTTGCTGTTTAAGTATCTGTTGATCAAAGGCGTATCGTCAGGTAAAATGACGCCGGTATCAGTCGATGCGACTAAGCCGGATGATGCGGCTAAAAAATTCCGTGGTATGTCAAATAAATTGACATTCATGTCTAGCGATAATAACGCAGCTGGAGTTAAAACCGCTACTCCGCGTGAAGATCAGGCAATTTTCATGGATGCGATGTTTAATGCGGAGTATGACGTAGATGTTTTAGCGGCAGCATTTAACATGGACAAAGCGGATTTTATCGGGCGCTTATATTTGATCGATGATTTTGCATCATTCGATAATGATCGGTTTGCAGAAATCAGAGCAAACAGTGACGGGCTGGAAGAGATTACAGCCGATGAGTTGGATATTATGGCTGACGTTAAAGCGGTTTTGGTAGACGAAGAGTGGTTTCAGGTATATGACAACAACACAAAATTTACAGAACAGTACGCAGCGGCGGGGTTATATTGGAACTACTTTTTCCATACATGGAAAACAATTTCTTACAGCCCATTTAGCAATGCGGTAGTATTTGTGGCAGCGACCGCTGATAGTGCACTGCCAGCGTCAATTACAGTAGAGGTTGCGGATAAATCGACATCTGACGATGCAACGGTGCTGTCGTTAATTCCGCAGGTTGATGCTGCTACACTGGCGCCACACAATTGCCTGTTCACGCAGATCGAAGCAGCAACAGCGGCGGGAGTGGCAATCCAGAAGTACGGCGCTATTTTGATCCCGGCAAGTGCAGCGGCTACAAATTTAAAGTTAGAATTAACTGTAAACGGAACAAAGTATACAGCGGCGACAAACATCAATGCGGCTACAGAGGTAGGAACTACAGTGACATTCCAAAAATAAGAGAGGCAGTAAGCGGCGGTTGTAAAATCGCCGCTGAATGGTAGAATATGAAAAAATTGATTCCAGCGGATACAGTTGATTCGAATGGAAATGTCTGGGAAACGACAGGAGAGAACATTCGTCGCGGGGAAAAAGAATTTTCTGAAAGTGAACTAAAAGCAATTGTAGACATTTTATTTCCGATCAGAAGTATATTTTGTGGAGAAAATAGTTTTATATTATCGGTAGGAAAATGGAGTACGATTACCTCGCCAGGTTGGGATCTTATATACACTGGTGGTAGTTATGCAACCGGAAAAATTTTTAGCGACGCTCCAGAATATGCAAGAACAGGCAATACCACAACAGCTGTATCACTCCGCATGTGGAAGAGGGTATCCTAATATGTCGTATATTCCACCAAACTCAACAGTACAATATTTTTCCGATCTTGGATTATCACGTGATGATACGCTGTATTTTGACAGTGTATCATCAAAAAATGCATATTTTGCTAATTTGGCAAAAATTGCAAGTGAAGAATCATTAACCTATGTATCGCGCGAAAAGGGTATTATCAGATCGTCGCTGCCAATGTCAACCGCAATTAATATCGGATATATACGCTATAAAAACACCAGTTTCGAAAATTTTTGGTTTTATGCATATGTCACAAACGTAGAATACATCAATAATGGATTAACTGAGATTCATTTTGAGATTGACAATATGCTCACATATATGGGTGTGTTCACTTTAGGTGAATGTTTTGTAGAGCGGCAGCACACATTACATGATGGTGTCGGGGATAATATTGCAGAGGAAGGTTTAGATACCGGTGATTTTGTAATAAATACCACAGTTAAAAGCGGATTTTTTAACGGCTATCGAATTGCAGTTGTATATAATCCTGACGGCACCAATACGGGTATGATCCATAATGGAATATATTCTGCCGCCGCAGTGAAAGCATTTGAATTGGCGGCAGATGCGAACACTTTTATTCAGTCACTGATTGATGCAAATAAAGTTGATAGCATTGTGACTGTTTTAATGCTTCCAACTAAAATGGTAGAAAATTGGAATAATCCGATCCCTGGCGTGCATCAAGTTAGCATTATTGACAATCGCCGTACGTTGGACGGCTACACACCAAGAAACAAGAAACTACTGTGCTACCCTTATGCAATGTTATCTGTATCGAACAGCGAAGGGCAAAGTATTGATTATCGCTACGAATTTTTCAATTGGGATAACGACGCAAATACATGCAAATTTTCAATTTATATGATCGCAGGAGCTTCACCAGAAGCTGTTTTAGTGCCTCGTAATTATAAGGGGGCTGCTTTTAATTATGATGAGCGCTTAAACATGGTGAAGTTTCCGCAATGTGCAATCGCAGTTGACCAATACAAAGCGAACCTTGCGCAGAAAAACAGTACATTTTTTCAAGATGTAGTAGGGCAGGGCGTTAACATCGCGGTAGGAGCACTGGCGGGGGGAGCGGCAAGTGCCGCATCTGCTAGTGTTGGCACTGTAAAACTTGTTTCTGATACATTGATATCAAATGCTATTCGCACTCCGGCACCGTCTGTCTCCAAAGGGCGCAGTGCGCCTGATATTATGTTCGGATTGCTTGCCAAAGAATTTTATTTTTATACACGTACAATTACAAAAAACTACGCAATAATGCTAGATAATTATTTTGATATGTTCGGATATGCGGTGCGCCAGCATTTAGTTCCGAATATGAATGCACGACCGACCTGGACATATTGCAAAACAATTGGCTGTATAGTTCACGGTAATATGCCAGCAAGCGCGGCACGTGATATAGAATCAATGTTCGATAACGGTGTTCGTTTCTGGAAAAATCATAACAATATAGGGAACTATTCACTAGACAATGCTCCCGCATAGTGAGGTGATGTAAACATGGGTAGCAAAAAATACGATTCAAATTATGCAGGGGCGGTAGATATAAAGTCCACATATAATTACTATTTTATGCGGCTTGCATCTATCGCAATGAGTTGTTTCAAATGGGACGGTTTGCCCGGCAGTGTTGACTCTCGTTTTATTGAATACACATTATTTTATAACAGTAACGGATTGTTTTTTAATGATGAGGTGCTCGGGCATTTATTTTTACCATGCGCGACAGCTGGAAATTTTGACGTGTATAACATTCCTACGCGACGAAACGCATATGCTTCTAATGGTTTTCAATCAATGAAAACGGATAAAGACAGTGTTCTTGTGTATGATAATTTGATGCATATGTCATTACTTCCAATTATTCAGACGTTTTGCAAACGATTGACAAACTTGGAAATCACAAAAGATATCAATTTAAGAGCGCAGAAAACACCGATTCTTTTACAGTGTACGAATCAGCAACGGCTTACGCTTGAAAATCTATTTATGAAAATAGATATGAATGCTCCAGTCATTTACGCTGACAAAGCACTCGATTTAGATTCGCTGAGAGTTCTTGATTTGAAAGCCCCGTTTCTGGTGAGTGATTTACAAAAAGAAAAATTAAACGTCATGCAAGAAGCGCTTGCGTTTTTAGGGGTAGGTGGTCTTGAAATCGAAAAACGTGAAAGACTGAATACGCACGAGACACAGGAAGCACGGCAAGCAAGCACAGCACAGAGAGAAAATCGATTAAAAGCGAGACAGCAAGCAGCAGAACAGATCAATAATATGTTTAATCTAAACATAAGCGTAAAATATGATAATGGTACATTAACTGACTATAACAATGAACCGCTGGCGGAACCAGAGACAGGGGATGATATTATTTGAGTGTTTACACAACAGAAGTACGCTATATTTGTGAGTATGAAGCAGGGTTACTGGAAAGTACCGGATATAATGATATAGATTTAGTCGTATCAAAATCATGGAATAAAATTTTTTCAAATTTCCCTATTTTTGACGAAAATTACCGGGAATTTTTATGCCAGAAAATTTTGCAGCATTATTACACGCGTGAAATTTGCGCTGAAACTGTTTCTCTTTGGAAGTTTTGGCTAAACCAAAAAATGCGTGAAATAATGCCATATTACAACAAATTATATATGACAGAACAGCTGAAATTTGATCCGCTACATGAAATTGATTTTACCAGAACAATATCAGAAAACAGCAATGCAAATAAAAGCGGAACAAGTAATAGTGATAGAACAGACAGTGAAACAAAAACAGAAAATATAAACGGAACTAGCGAATTGACCGGATCAAACACCGGAACAAACAAAACAGATTCGAGCCGCACAACGAACAATAAAAACGATTCTACCGTTACTAGCGTCGGAACAACAACTATCAGTGCTACAAACAACGGGCAGAAATTGCATAGCGACACTCCTCAAGGAACGATTGATAATATAAAAACGAACGGATATTTGACAGATGCAGAAATTACAACCGATACCGCGCAAAACACAACTTCGTCTGACAATTCCGTTACGACAGCCGGAACGCAGAGCGGAACGGATGTTTTATCAGAAACAGGAAGTGAACAAATCAGCAAAACAGAAAAAAACACAACAGCAAATAAAACGGATACTACAGGAAACACAACCGGAAAATCAAATAATAAATTTGCGGAAGAAAATCAAAATGTTAGAGACTATGTAGAGCATGTTACAGGTAAAAATAGTTCTTCTTCTTATGCGTCGCTTATACAGGAATATAGGGAAACATTGTTAAACATTGATATGCAAATTATTTTTGAACTTAGCGATTTGTTTATGAATATATATTAGGTGGTGATAGTATGAATGAGAATTCGTGGGCATGGAGGCGGCAACAGAATATTATTCCGCTAGTATTTGATGACTCAATGTCTTATTATGAAACACTATGCAAACTCGTTTACACTGTAAATCAGTTAATTGGATTGGTAAATGGAGATTTAAGCGATAATATCAGACAGTATATTGATGAACAGTTTAATAATATAATGATTACCGCCATTTATGATCCTGCTACAGAAACAATACTTCTAGAGGAGACAAAAAAATGAGTGATGTGTCAAAAATATCAATTAGCGGAACCGCATATAACATAAAAGATGCCGCAGCGCGAGAAAATGTGCAAGACGCTGTAAAAAATGCTAATGCCGCGCTTGCAAGTAGCAAGTCCGCTATAACTGCTTCCGAAAACGCGGTAACAACTGCTAACAGCGCGTTAAATGCTGCTAACAGAGCTGCTACAAACGCTAATACCGCGCTTGAAAATTCTCAAAGCGCTGCACAAAGTGCTAAGGACGCATTAAAATCAGCAGAAGCCGCCGCAAGCAGCGCAGCCAGTGCTAAAACAACCGCTACCAATGCATTAAATAAGGCAACAACAAATGAAAATAACGTTAAACGATTGGCGCAAGAGAGCCTAGTGGTGGAATATGAAAACGAGACAATATCATTTACCAGCGGAATAACTTTGTAGGGGGGCAAAATGGCAGAAGTAAAAAGTTTTAATATTTTGGGGCAAATAGTTGACGTGAAAGATGTTGTTGCGCGAAAACACTGGCTTCGCGATAAAAAAGTAGTTGTTTACGGTGACAGCACAACGCAGATTGAGAATAGTTATATTAAAAAACTATCAGATTTTGGCGCAATCATCACAAACAGAGGTATATCAGGAACCGCAATTATACATGATAATAACAGCACCGGCGCGATTGATCTAATCCCGAACGCAGCAGATTTAGATAATTTTGATTATATTTTTATGTGCTATGGCGCAAATGAGCTTGGTGGTTGGCATTATAACTATCCGGGTGCCGCTGGAATGAAGGGAAGCACAAACGATATTAACTATTGTCTTAATGCAATTTTCACATTTTTGATGAACAAAAAATGTGTTCCAATTTTTGTTTTACCACCAATTGTACATCAAGAATCGTGGGGCGCCTCTCAGGCAAACGGATATACAGGCAGTACACAGGACGCCTTTAATGACATGGTTATCGGATATTGCGAAAAATATAATATTGAATATTTCAATTTGTTTACACTATGCCCAGTCAATCATTTAAATTATACAAAATATTATTTAAATGATAATTCAAACGGAATCTGGATTCATCCAAACGATAGATTAAATACAATAATCTTTAACCAGATTATCAGCCGCAATAGTAATAATGGGAGATGTTACCCGGGAAAATGGTTTGATTGCAGTAATGCTATAACCAGCCCCACAACAATACGCCCATTTTCTCCAAACGTGTTAAATACCCCGAAAACATTGCTTGATGATGCGCTGTTTTTTAAGTCATATGAACAGACGTCAAAATTTTCTGTAATTTCCGCAAACGGCGGAAAAGTGAGAGTGCGTGTGTCTGGTATATGCGCAGTCGAAGGCGACACATTTAATCAGCAGCAGATCGCACTTACAGACAGCGCCGGAGCGCAATCACGTCTTTGCTTGTTCTCGCGGCAGAAAACGCGAACGTCTGTTACTTTTGAGGTTGACAGCGGAGATTATACGCTTGCATTTTACAATACCGGAGAGATTACCTCAGCATGGATCGACTTTAAAATTGAATGCCAAAACGGATATATTGTGCCCTATGACTACGTGCTGAGAGCGGTCGAAGGAAAAGCGACAAACGTTAATCTGGCAATCAATTTTTGTCGGGACGGAATGCATTTGAAGGGAACTGGATTTATTTTAGGCGAATCCGCCGACGCTGTTTACAAGACAAAGTTACTGAAGTCAGACACAGCATTTAATCAGGATTTAGCTATTATGATTATCGTGTGGTTTGACAACAAAGTGTTTCCTTTGTACTGGTCAACAAATGGTATATATGCGTCAGCCACATTGACAAACGGAGCGAGAATGAACCCTATTTCAGAAGTTATGCCGTACGGTAATTTATTTTCCATTACGTGATATTTCTACCGCCCTTCGGGGCGGTTTTTAAAATGCGTTTAAATTGTACATCTTATCACACACTTTACCATCCATCCCAA